CCAGCATCAGTCCCACAGGCTGACCTGCTGCGGTTACTGGCGTAGTGCCTACTGAGTCTTGGAACAGGGTGCTGAGGTTGCTTGGATCGTAATAGACACCGGCCTCGCCGTTAGCGAACAGCGACAGCGGGTTAAACCCAGTCTTGGCATAGCCAATAGGTTGACCTTTACGCACTACACGGCTCATAGGGCCGCTGTATCTGATCATTCGCACTAGATGTGCTCCTGTATCCTGTATGGCTTGCTGGCAGGATCGTTAACAAAGTCCTTCCAGTACATGTCGTGCAGCTTGCTGTCATCGTGACCCAGCGTGTCTGGGTTCATCCGTGTCAACCAGTCGTGCTCCAGGTCAGACAAGTGTAGCCCCCACCTGGCGCAGTCTCTCAAATCGTTTAACGCTATCGTGTTAACCCGCTTGCGGTACTCCGCAGGCCTTGGGTCAATGAATCCTGTCCTGTACTTCATAAGATAAAGGGGCGTTGCCGCCCCTCCTCCTTAAGCTACAACAGCAGCAGTCTCGTCGATGTCGAAGATCGCGCCTTGTGACTTCTCGCTGTACACCTTGAGAGTGTACTCAGCAGACATCAGGCGCTTGTCGCTCAAGCCAGTCTTGGCCAGCGGCTCAACCTGATAACCACGCAGGAAAGACTGCGTGATGTACTGCGGATCGAGGAAATACATGGAGCTGACACCAGCTGCATCCTGTGGCTGCAAGCGGTTATCGCGCATCGTGACGGTCTGACCGAAGTCAGTAACGAACACGTTAACGGAGCCGTATGCAGTCAGTGCCCGGGGGCTGTTCTGGCTCTGCTCACTGGTGAGTGTTGCCACCCGTGCGGTATCAGTAAAAAGATACTCGGACAGCTTGCGGATCACCACTGGGCGCGCCATCAGCATGGAGGTGTTACCACCAGCCTCATATACGTCCTGCAGGATGTCGCGGATAGTGGTTTCAGACAGTGCGCGAGCAGTGCCAGCGGTTGGCGCCACAAACAGGCCGGTAGTGGTATTGAAGCCACCAACAGCACCAGCACCAGCACCTACGCTGACGTTAGTCTTGAGCTGAGCACCAATACCGGCACTGATGCCTGCAGTGGTGTTGCCATCGCCCTCAACAGTGCCCTGATGGGTAAGCATCTGGGCTTCCACATCACGGCGCAGCTCCTGCTGGCGCTTCATTACCTGCTCGGACAACTTACCAATGTTGCCAATGGTATTAGAGGCTTGCAGGCTGTGCGACAGCTGCACTTCCTTGAGCGCAATCTGTGTGTAGTTACGCAGGCGGGTAGTCAGCTTGCTGTCGTTCTGGTCAACATCAACACCATCTACGAAGGCGTTATTGGTGACAGGTTGACGCAGCTCATCCTCAGTCCAGCCAGTCCATGGGTTGTCGTGTGTGCCTTTTGAGATTGCGTCAGTAAACGGCAGAGGAATCTTGGAAATATCCCAGATCTTCTGCATGACGCTTTCATTGATGACGCCGCCATAGAGTTGCGCTTCGGCGTCTGGTGCATTGGTGTTAGCCATGATGTATCTCCTTCAGGGGTTATTTGAGCAGCGCGGATATGGCTGATATCTGATCAGACCTTGACCCGGTTGACGCTGCCCGTTGTGCTGCCAGTGTTGCTGCATCCGGCTTACCTACAGAGGCGTTCTTAGCCTTAGGTTCAGCAGCCCTTAGCGGCTTCACGTTATCCTTCGCGGCTCTGATGCTCTTACGCAGTGCTGCGTAGTCTTTGAGCATCTTCACCACCTTGTGGTTAGTTACCTGGCTGATCACATCCTCTACGCCGTACTCCTTAGCCAATGCATAGATTGACTCTTTCGTAGCCGCAAAGGCTGCTGCATCCTTTAGCTCTGGCATCGTCTCAAGCATCAGCTGGTGCTCACGCTCAGGGTATTGACGCTGTTGCTGCTGGATAGCTGCCAGTCGTTCTGGCGGTAGTTGTGCGTATTGAGACAGCTGGTTAACTTCCTCGTACTTCTGCATCAAGGCGTTCTCACGCTCCTGCACAGCCAGTACATGTTTCTGGTAGTCCTGGTAATGGTCTTTCAACTCACCCAGTTTTACCTTCGTCCCATCTGTCATTGGCACTTCTAACGCATAATCTACGCTGTCTGGTGTCTCCACCTCCGGCGCTTGCTGCTCGGTTTCACTGTCTCCAGTCGGCTCCTCAGCCGTAACCCCCTCGGGTTCTTTACCGCTTAATATATCCGTAACCTGCTCCAGTGTGTCACGATCTTCCGACAACGCTGGCTCTTGGCTTAAGATTTCCTCAACTGCTGATACATCTGACATTCAATCGCTCCCGTACTTTCTCAAGTACATCCAGTTGGGCTAACAGTTCATCTCTGTCCGTAGCCACTCTTATGGCGTAGATCAGGTCATCATCAACCTCATCCACGATCTGCCTCACGATCTCCAGTGCCTCATCAGTTGGACTTTGCACTTGCAGGCTCCGGCTTGTTTATCTTCTTCATGTCGATGACAGCGTTGGTGGTTATCTTGGCCTCCTCAACCTCTGCATCGAGCTTGTCACTCCATACCTTGTATTCAAGGTCGCGGCGCTGCTTCTCTAGCTCAAAGTCCTGCTGCATCTGAATCATCTGCTTCTGCATCTGCTCCATCTGCTGAGCCTGTGCCTGCTGCGACTGCTGCTTGCCCTGTACAGCCTGCTGCGCTTCCTGACTGTCCGGGTCAACCAGATACTGCTCAGGCTGTCCAAGGTCACTAGCGCGCAGCCAGTCTGTCATAGCGTTATAGACCTTGCTCATGTCTACCAACTCACCCATGCCACCCATCTGGATGATCATGGCCTGCTGCTGTATGACGGCTGACAGGGACTGGATTCGGTGGGCTTTCTCAGCTGTAGTCATGCCCATGGCTACTTCAAGGTTGAGGCGCTGCGGCCACTGGCTGCTGTCGCTGTCCACCCACTTACCGCGGATCTTGGCCTTAACTGGCCCGCCCAGCTCTGTACGCAGCAGGCGGTGCACTGCAAGGAATGCAGGCTTGAGCATGGTTTCAACAAGGTTAGTGGCGTACCAGCCTGCCATCTTCTCCACCTGACCCAGTGTGCCGGCGGCGGCTGTGGCGCTTGACTGCATCAGCTGCGCCTGTGTCTCGTTCATGTCGAGACTTGCACCAATGCGCTGCACACGCACCTGGTCAAGATAGTTCAGCCCCTGCATGGCCTGTTGGCCGATGTCATTGGATGGGATAGGTATCAGTGCTTGTGGGTTGCGTACCCTCACTACGCCGTTTATGCGGCCATTGGTGAGGTCATCCATGTTCACCTGACCTTCAACAGCACCGATCCGGCTGCTGTTCATCACGTCCAGGTTATCCATGTAGTTGCGCAGGATGTGTGTCTTGCCTTCCTGTACTGATGCCAGCTGCTCAAACATGCCAGTGCCCTGTACGCGGTGAGGCATAGGGATAGCTGAGCCTGTGACGTAAGGGATGTACTCTGCTGGCTCGTTCTTCAGCACATTGCCGCCTGAGTACCAGATGTACCGCAGCTCAGTCTCGTTGTTGTTGCTCATGCTCATGCGGATGTAGCAGCAATAGACGATCTTCAGCCGCTCAGCGTTCTGCGCTGCGTAGCCTGAGTCGTCCTGGTACAGACCCTCACGCGCTGACACTGCTGGCCAGTACACAGCATCACCATCAGGTAGCTGGGCTATCTTGTCATCAGAGATGCCCATCTCCTTGAGCTGAGCACAGGTGTAGAGCTTCTTCTGTGCCACGAACCGCTGATCCTGTAGCGACTCAAAGCCGCGACCCTCACTGAACAGCATGTCCTCTGGTGGGATGCACTCGAACTTCATGCGTGTTGTGGTTGTGGTGCGCTTTACCTTGGTACTGGTAGCACCAGCAGTGATCTTGACCTCCTGCCGCTCTGCCGTTGGCTGAGACAGGTAGAAGATGGCCTCGTCTGGCAGCTGTGGTGGATACACCTCCTCGGTCGTCTCTACGTCATCCTCTGTGCTGATCTTGATCCAGCCATTACCGATCAGCAGCGCATCATGTATGCCCTCAAACACTACAC